TTATTTCTAAAAACTTTTTAATCATTGACTTAACCTGTCTTTGATCGGAACCTTTACCAGGTCCTTTCATATAGGTTTTAAATATGTCACCCTCTTCTTTCTTCAATCTTTTTGATAGAATCACAGACTTAAGTTGATCGTATGTATATTTTGTAATATCTCTTTTGTCCGCAGGTAATCCGTTTTTATATTTATCAAACGCATTTATTACCGTTATAATTTGATCTTCCGTATCTTTAGTTGTTGGTTTATATTTGTCAATTAAAAATTTAACGACTTTTTCAGACATTGCCTCACTTACAACACGTTTACCGTTTGTGTTTTCTTTTATGACAGATGTTAATACCTTAAGTAATTCCATAGTAAAGTTTTTATTATAAATATTCTCGTAGTGTAAAAAATAATCAATAATTCATTATTAATAATTCTTCACCCATATTTTGTTTAGCTCCTTTTTTTGCTGCCGCAGCCTTTGCAAATTCTTTCTTCTCCCATTTATATTGATCCTCAGGGAACCATTCATGTAAAAGTTCAAAATCATAATAAGATAAACTGAACTTACCTTCCATATTTATTAACGATTCCGAAAGTCTTTCATGGTCATTTCTATCAAAGTCATGGTTGGAGTAATAATTCTCAGTTTTCCAATAAGGTGGATCCACATAGAAATAGGTTGTTGGTGAATCATACTTTTCTATTACCTCGGCAAAGTCCATGTTCTCCACCTCAGTTATTCTTAGGAAATGTTCAACCCAATCAGGTTTAGACAATTTATCTCTAAATGTAAGATATTTTGATTTATACTTACCTTTTAAGTCAATGAAAGAACTTTTTTCAGGTTTAGACCCTGAGAACACTTGTGTTAAAACATAAGCATATTTTGCCGCCACTTCATAATCGTAAGCCTTTACGCTGAAATTCTCATCAAATATTTCAGCCTGAAACCTTACAAATTGTTCTTTATAGATTGAAGGTGTTACTTCCTCACCAAATTGTTGACAAGGTATCGCATTTATTGATTCCAATAGTCTCACAGGATCCTGTATACATTGAAAAAGATTATAGTTGAGCGGATTAAAATCATTATAAACAACTTTCTTTAGGTTGGGGAACTTAGTTAAGTCCATGTTAAAGAAACACCAAAACATCCCCCCAAATGTTTCAACGTATGTCACCATATCTTTATCATAGAATGGAACAATCCATTTACCTATTCTACTCTTACCACCAATGTATGAAATCAAAATTATTATTTTTTTCTGTATTTATTTTTATCTCCGATTAAGTCAATAACCTCATCAAAGATAATCTTTTTTCTATTTAAAAACAAGTCTGTATCAGAATAAAATCCATCGTAAATTCGTTCAATGTCCGACATACCTGCCCATCCAATAAATTTATAATTTTTATCCTTTGGTCCATAAAGTTTATTAACATTAACTCCAAATAGTTTACCCATTCTTTCATTTAAAGTTTTTATAAACTTAACTGAACCCCCAACAATTCTCAAGTCTCCTCGTTTAGATTTATCTCTTTTATCTTCATTAATTCTAATACACCCGTCACCATCAAAATATCCTCTTAAAAAATGTCTTTCAAGTTTTTCATCAATTTTGGGATAATCTATTGTGTATGTTTTATTTTGGTGTAGTCCAATATTTTTTAAATCATTTATTATTTTTTTACTAGAAAATCCAATTTCAGAAATATCTCTACCCTTACTTTTCCATATTTTAACCTCACTATCTAATAGTGATATGAACCTTTCAAGGATATCTTCATCTTTATTGTGAATCTTAATGTTTAATCTATACCTATATTTTTTTGGATCATCAATTAAACATCCGTCCGCAAAAATAAAACCAAGAAAATATGCCTTTTCAGGTGTATCTATTACCTCAAAATAATCTTCATTAAATTTTTTTCTTTTCATAATGTTCCTTTACTAATTTTTGGATAAACTTGGAAACACTAACCCCCTCGTTTTTCATTTTATCAAAAAGATATCGGTCAATACTAATTCCATATTTAACTTTCTTATCTTTATCTTCTTTATTAGGTCTTCCTATTTTTCCCATATATTATAAATATTAATAATTATAGTAAAAGTGCGTTAAAAAGTAAATGAACATTAAAAATTATTCACTTATAAATTGTTTGGTCGTATAATTATTTATATAAAAAATACTATGGAAGAATTTAAAGAAGTCAAAACTGAAGCAACCCAAGTTAAGGGATGTAGAAAATGTAATCAAACTACGGGAAAAACACAAAGATTTGTTTTTATTACTGGTGGTATCATGTTTGCACTATCAATATACGGAGCAGTTTCCTTATATAAGGACATTGTGTCTTTATTCTAAGGTCTAACAAACCTAACGATCTGATTAATCATAAGATCCCCAATCTGGTCCACTTTAAATCCCTTACCTTTAACTCTTAAAGGTTTTGAAGTATCCATTATTTTAGGTAATTTTATACTTAATTCACCATCAGGATGAGGTATCGTCACCTCATCTTTCATAAGGTCTTCGTATTTGAGATATGAATTGTAAATTAAATGTGGTCCGTTTTTAAAGAACCCATTTTCTTCAGTTAGATTAATTCTCATAATCAAATCCCCAAATCTACCATTTTTAAAATCACCAACGTTTGACATTCGTATAAATTGTCCATCCTCAATACCGTGTGGTATTTTAACATCCAACGTCTTCATCTCATCTTTTGTTTCAGATCCATTACAACTATAACAAGCATTTACCGTAATTTTACCAGTACCTGAACAAGTCTCACAGGTCATATTAACAACTTGTACGAACATTCCTGTACCCATTTGTTTCATTACACTACCGGCTCCATTACAGGTATGACATACCTTCTTTTCACCTCCTGTACCACTACAAACATTACAATTAGTCTTTCTTTTATATGTGATTTGTTTGTTTCTACTTAAGTAAGAATCCAAGACACTTATGTTTACCGTTATTACACTAGTATGGTTTTCTTGTCTTTGTCTTTGTTGGTTGAATGCATGAAACATATCCGCAAAATTACCACCGAATGGATTACTCCTCTGATTATCGTATTGGTTTCGTTTATTTGCGTCTCCAATCGTATCATACGCCTCAGTAATCTTCTTAAACTTTTCTTCATCACCACCTTTATCAGGGTGATTTTCCTTTGCTAAGTTTCTATATGCCTTCTTGATGTCTTCTTGTGTCGCTTTTTCATCAACACCTAAAACATCATAATAGTTATCATTATTCATTTATAAAAAAATATTAATATACTTAATTAAAGAGTGATCACTAATATGAGCTATTTAATCGTACTATTCAAAAATAAAGAAAGAAAAAAAATAATAAAGTCGTTTAAGACTTACGATAACGCTAAAAAGTTTTACGACAATAAAATATTGGGTAATAAAGACATAAGATTCAATACGTTATTTGAAAACGGTAAATCATGTTCTTTTGAAATAGGTCTACTTGAAAAGGATTCTAAAAACTTTAACTCATACTTCATTAAGGATGACATGGGTCGTCAGATAAAAGTAGAGTTGGATAGTAGTGATTATACAATACTTTCGGTATCTGAATTTTTAGTAGAAGAGTTTATTTATGACATACAAACCTCATCTAAAATTTCATTTGATAAGTTTGTTAAAAACTATCTACCTAAAGATGGATTGAAACTTGTATCTAAAATTAACAACAAAATTGTAGTTCAAAATGATGATGATTTTAATTGTTTCTCTTTGAAGTCCGTTAATGAATCCGGTAGGTTCCTTGAAGTGTTAGGTAAATTTTTACAAGATAAAAATAGAATGGATTGTATCTTAGTTCCTGATTCAAGTAAGTCACAAAAGAAATACATTTATGATATTTTAGAAAAGGGAGGGATTCCTAAATCAAAGTTATATAGGACTTATACAACTTATAAAAGGTAGTTATTTTAAATAACTTTTTATTAATCTTTTAACAAAACCTTCTTTTTTAACAACAATTGGTTCTTCAATAGGTTTTTCTTCAACATATGAATTTTCTAAAATGAATATTAATTCAACACCTGAAATATCAATTTTAAATTTAGTAAAATCCCTATCAATTTCTCTAAAGTTTTTTTGAACTTCTCTAAAATCGTTCTCAGGTAATTCAAACACTAGTACAGATTTACCATTAGGGAATAAAGACTGGGTGGCATCAGTGATCATCGCCAATTTTTCCATCACCCCAATAACACTTTCTTTATTTTCTTCCATAATGTTAATTTTTCAACATTGACTTTTACAATGTCTTCTTTTTTTAATTGTTTGATTTGGTTGATATACTTATTCTTATCTCTTTCAACCTCTAACCTATCTTTCTCTAATTCGTTATTCAACCACTCAATTTGAGTTTCTAACTGGGTCTGTATTTTCTTCTCCATCTTCTAATTCAATTTTTTGATCTTCGGAAATTTCAAATTTTAATGCTTGTAAATTATCTAAGTTTTGTTTTTCAAAAATAGATTTTAACTCATTAACCTTAGTTTGGAATAACTTATCCTTTTCCTCTCTGTCTTTATTATATTTAATAATGTTTCTAAGATTATTAAAGATCTTCTCAACTTCTTCCTCATTAAAAGTACTAACAAATGAAAAGAATCTTTTACCTGTTTCAGTAGATTCATTTTCTAATAATGTTTCCTCATCAACAAACTTTTTTGGTATTTTCCATGTGTTAGGAAAATGAATGTCAAATGAAAGATATGTTTTCAACTTTCTTACTGATTGTAAGTAAGGTGATAAAGTATTAAATTCTGTAAAAAAACTCATAAAAAATTTTGTATTGTGTAAGTTATGACATAAGACAATGCAACACCTTGAAATAATATCTCCCTATTACCCATCACCAATCTTTCAGGTGATGTTTGTAATAGGGAAAATATAAATTTTACAACAACTCTGAAAACTGACAGAATTGAAAAAATGAAAATAAATAGATATATTGTATCAATATTAGTCATTTTTCTTAGCGTCTAAGATTTCACCTCTTAATGTTTGTAATAAAGCCTTTAACTCTTGAGATGTTTTTCTCGCTCTAGTTCCCGCACTTTTATTACCACCAAAAAACTTAGTTGTGTCAGCACTTAATTGCTCAACAAGAATTTTAATTTGTTCTAAAGTTTCCATTTCTTAAATGTATTTTATTGTTTATGTATCTAAATGATACCTTACTACCTTATCTTAGTAAATACTATAGGACTAAATTTTTATCCAAACTTCTGTATATGTTAAGTATCATATCAAGATCAGATTGTGTAAATGGTTTGTCTAAATCAAAGACATCTCTGAAAAAAACACTTATAGAATCTTTAATTTTTTTATCGGCTTGGTTATAGTAGATTTCAGAAAAAAATGATTGGAAGTACTCGTAGTGGTCACCTCTATTATTAAAAATAATGTTTTCTAAATTAAAACTTTCTATTGTTTTATCCCAACACCAATCAAAGTGTTTAACTTTGTCTTCCTCACTCATTGAGACTTTTGTTTCATCAAACCCATCATCATCTCCAAGATAAGTTTCTAAAATCAATTTATGAATGGATACCGAGAAATCGTAATACAATTCCATCTTCTCAGGAATAATATTGTTGATGTTAAACCAAACTTCAATATCCTCCTGTCTTAATTGTTTTGATATGTAGTTAAAAAAATTGTCCATAGATTAATACCTATGGACAATGTAATAGTAAGTTACGTAATTGTAAATTATTGAGTGTTTTTCTTATAAGACATTAAATCCATTATACGTGTAAAATCCTCATTAATCTTTTGTTTTTTCTTTTCATCAATAGATTCTAACTTAGTCATGATTTTATCACCTTCATTTTCACCCGCTTTATCTTTAAAGATTGGTTGAGGTGCTTTATTGTAAGCCTTACGTTTAATCTTACCCAATAAATTATCTTTTCTAATTTTGTTTCTTTTCTTGTTGTTTGGTGTTTCAACTGCGTTTGCCCATTCAGGGTTATTTCCTGTTCTTGAAGCCCCTTCAACGTTATCAGTCACCCAATCTTCATCAGGATGGATTTCATCGTAATCTAAGTTCTCTAAACCAGCCGCAGTGAAGTTATCAATATAATCTTCAATTGCTCCTGAAGCAACATAAGCCTTTTTATCCATCTCTTCCAATTCACCATTTCCTTTTGGGAAATGTTTAGGTGACATTTCATATTTACCTTTAGATCCGTCTTTTAAATAATCTTTCATTTTTTCAGACAGATCTTTCATATAGTCATCACCTTCTTTTTTTGATTTTTTAACAGATCTCTCATATTCAGCATATCCTGCTGGTGTTTTACCTTTATTAAATTTACCTTCTTCTTTTAAAACAATGTTTTCAATAATTTCTTCAAATTGACCTTCAGTAAATAAAAGTTTTTCTCTCTTACCATTTACATCAGTTGTTAACTCATAGAATACATTTTCATTAACGTCTTCTTTTTTACCTCTTAACATTTTGAAGTCTTCTCTATCAATCTTATTATTGTGGTTCTTATCAATTCTTTTTTGGTTACCGTATAATTTTTCCATTACTTCTCCTTCATACATATTACCACATTCCATACATTCACCTTCTGTCATTTCTCCACCACATGATTCACAAGTTTCACCTTCGTACATTTCACCTTCTCTCATTTCTCCACCACATGATTCGCACATTTCTTCTTCTTCAACGTAATCAAAAGAACTACCAGGTTTGTTAAATTTTAGTTTCTCCATAACTTCATTAGCCTTTTGTTCTAAAGTTTCGTTAATAAGTTTTTTGGCTTTGTATTTTAAATAATTGTTCATAGTTATTTTTATTTAATAAATATCACATTAAATTCCTTTTTGACATTTCATTGAAGATTATTTCTTTTATGAAATCTTCGTGAATTTGGTATCTATCTGATAAATCGTTTATTACTTTTGAAAGAGTCTCGTTTTCAAAGATTCTAAGTGCGTTAATATCCCCCTGATTACAATAAGGAAACTTTTTACATTTTTTCTTAACTTGGACGAATTTACCTCCAGGTATTTGTGTTCTACGGCTTGGCCAATGATCTTTTTTCTTGGTTGACTTTGCCCATATCGAGGGACCTGAATATTGACCTGATGATGCCGATCCTGTGGCTTCTTTTGTTTCTGTTTTTCTTGGTATATTACCATGTTTTTTGTCCTTACATTTACAGTTTTTCATACCACAAATCTTACAGACACTTTCTTTCATTTCACGACCAAATAATGGAGCAGAATATCCACCAGCACTACCTGATCCTGTCATCTCTTTTGTTTCTTCCTTATCGTTACCTTTCTTTGATTTAACAAATGAAAGTATTGAATTTAAGAAGTCGTTAATTTCTTCAGGGTTTTTTAATAGTTTTTTAATTTCCTTTCTTATTGTTAACTTATTAGTCTTTTTTTGTTTTGCCAATTCAAAAACTAACTTTAATCCATTTGGATCCTTTAAGTAATCTTGGGGGACTGATCGTTTTTCACTAGCATCACTTTCTTTAACATCTTTAAGCCCTTTTAGTGTCTCGTTTCTCGCATCAGGATTACCTGACATTTGAGATGATACTATGTCTCTAATTTTTGCGGTTATATCTTCCATTATGAACTCCTAAATTTTGACTCCCAGAAACTTCTTTGATGGAACATCATTGTAAAAAATTCTCTGAATGATTTTACAACAATATCTTTGATATCACCTTCTAGTTTACCTCTTTTTATGTCTTTAGAGACCTGTTGAATAAGTTTATCCTCAAATTGTTTGGCAGTAGTAGACCCTAAGAAATCTTTTATCTCTTTTCTAATTAAAACTTCAATCTCTTTTTTTTCTGTCTGTGTTAATGCCATTAGTGTGTGATTACTTCATATGTTAATGCCCCAATTAAAAAACCTGAGACTATTTCTATAATTACATTCTTTCTCTTTAATTTTTTATTCTCAACAATTAAATCTTTATTTATTCTGTCAACAATATCAAATTTCTCATTTGTTTTCTGAACTATAGTATCTCCGATCTTAACCTTATCTTCTAAGTTGACAATAATTCCTTGTTGGAATCCTATTTTTTTATTTAATTCAATAACTTCTACTTCAGTTAATTTAAGTATTGCAGTTGTTGAATCTAATCTATTAAGGTCCAACATGATTTGTTTACCAACACTATATGGTAAACATATCTCAGTTGTATCAACTTTTGTAAGTTGACCAAATGATGTCATTGACACCAAAAGAAATAATATTGTTATTATATTTTTCATAATTAAAAATTGTATCTTGATCTTAATAAACTATCAACTTGTTTTACATTAGCGTCTTTAATCTCTTTCCCTTTTTGTTCATAGTAGTTATTAACAACTTCCTTTTTTATCCTAATGTTAGATATCGTTGAATCAATTTTTTTAATTTCATTTTTATATTCGTTAATTGATTCATCTAATTTCTTTTGATTTTCAATTAACAAGTTAATGTCTTTATCTATTTGTTCTATTTTTTTTAGATCTTCTTCTGTCATTCCATTTGATGGTTTTGTTAGATCCAGTATTAAAAAATATATTACTATAGCTGCTACAACAACTAAAACATATTTAAAATTATCATTTATAAACTTTCTCATGATTCCGGGGTTTTCTTTCTTGCAGCAATTACTTTAGACCATTTAGATTTGAATTTTTCATAGTATTGTTTCAACTTATTTAAAAACTCCAAATAATCGTCATCAATCTTAGTCATTGTACCGTTAATATATATACCGTTAGTTTCTCCAATTGAATAGAAGAACTCAACGTCTAATTCAGTCACTTTACCTGACCACTCAACATTGTTGGGATATAAATTTAATTTATTGAAATCCACAATCTCAGAAACCTCAGTAACAAACTCGTCCATAGTATCTTGGAACGCCTTCTTATCGTCTGATGTTAATTGTAAATCGGATTTATCTTTACCGTGAATAACGATAATACCACCTGATATTCTATAACCCTTTGACTTGTCGGTTTTTACAACATCCTGTTCTTCTTTATCCCCCATTCCATCTTCCGCAGTTTCATAGTCTTTAGGTTGATCCTCAGTTGGTCCATCCTCACCCTGTTCCAATATTAATCCGTGATTTTTTCGGATATGGTTAATATCTTCAGTTATCAAATTTTTATTTAATAACTTTTTAGATGCCTCTATTAAATTTTTTATTTCATCGTGTCTATTCATCTTCTATATTTTTTTTAAAATAATCAAAATCAAATGCCGGACTTAGATCCGTAACATCTGTGGTGTAATTGCTTCTGGTAACAATACCATCAAATTGATTCACACCATTTACTTTAGTGTTATGTCCCACACATTTTTTACTAATGTTAAATTCTTCCATTAGTTTTTTACATATTAGTACGGTACTATCAATTTGAACTTGGGTATATGGTTGCCATAAAAAATAATCCCTCCACTTACGTTCAAAAGCCTTTCCATTATAAATATTACCAATCCAGTTAATGTATCTATTTTTTAATGGTTCTTTTTCTAACCAACCTAAATTTTCTAAAGAAACTATTATTGACTTCTTAGATATGTTTTCATCCTTTATATACTTAGAGTATTTCTTTGGTTCCAATAGTTCTATAATCTTACCATCGCGGGTAACTATGTAGTTTGGTACTTTGTTATATTTTTTCCCGTAACGATACTTTAGAGCATTAATATAGTCCACCGCAACTCTTGAAGTGTGAGATAAAATTATTTGAGTTTTAACTTTTTCCTCTCCTTCGTAATTGAAGTCACCGAATTTTATGATATCATCCTCATTCATCATTCTTTTTATAAACTAGTCTCTTAACACCATCATTAGTTGTTGTCGTAGTTGTTGACTCATCACCTGTCCCATTACTTCTCATGTAATATTCACCATCTTCAAATAAATCATCATCAGATAAATGTTCCCAACTTTTATCAACACTAATAATTAAAGGTTCTCTTTGTACTATAGGTGCCTCAACTATTTTTTCCACTTCAACAATCTTTTCAACTTCTTTAATAACCTCAACAGGTACCTCAACAATCTTTTCAACTTCCTTAATTACCTCAACAGGAACCTCAACAATCTTTTCAACTTCCTTAATTACCTCAACAGGAACCTCAACAAT